GAGCTGTTCAGGGACGCCTGGTGGGTCATGCAGGATCACATCCTGCATCCGCCAGGCACCGTGCCTGCCTACTGGCCGATGCTCCCGGTTCTTCCGGACTTCCGTCCGGATCCGGGGTCGGTCAGGGCGCACGGGGCGGTTTATTGCCGGGTTCAGCCGGATGGGAAAGCCCGGTTCTACTACGCTCCCCCGCGCTGGTTGCAGTTCCTGCTGGATCCCTGGGCCAGGGAGTTATACTCCCAGCTCAGGCATATCCCGCAGGATTTCACCTACAACCAGTCCGCCGGGGCGGAGCGTGTGGCGGAGTGGCTCAAGTCAGGGAAGACCGTATGGTCTTTCGACTTGAGCTCCGCCACCGACCGGTTTCCCTTGGCTGTTACCCGGACGGTCCTGTGGTCCCTCTCTAGCAGAGGGAACAGGCCGTGGGTGGATCTGTTCTGCTGGATCTCGAGGCTTCCCGCTCGGGCAGCCTACCCCGGGGCCAGCTCAGAGGTAATACGCTGGAAGTGCGGGCAGCCCTTAGGGACTGTCCCGTCCTTCGCAGCGTTCGCCCTCTCCCACCATGCAGTGGTGAGGGCCCTCTGGGCTCGGCTTGGCGGCGATCCGAGGGAAGCCCCCTACTGCATTGTAGGGGACGACCTAGTGATCGCCGACCCGAGGCTGGCGGAGGCCTACCGAGAATTCTCCACCTCCGTGCTTGGGGTGGAGATCTCGGAGCCGAAGTCCCTTGCGGGGAGGCTAGGCGAATTTGTAGGGAGGCTCATTGCCCCAGACGGAATAGGGTTCAAGCTCAAGGCTCCTAGGAGCCTTGACTACCGAACCCTTGCAGCATACCTCTCCCTTGTCGGGAGTAGGGCGCTGCGCGTCTGGCGGCAATCTCTACTTAGGGACTTAATCGCACTTATTCCTCGGGAAAACTACCCAGGTAGCAACCCGGGTGGTATCCCGAAGGAATACGTGGATAAGTTCCTAGTAGAGTACTTCGCGCTTGAACGCGAAGTAGAGCCTCCCCGGGTCTACGCGGTGGACCCTGAACATACTGTCAGGGCCCGAATTGGGCCCCTGTACAGTATGTCTGTGGTCCTACCGCGCGACCCGACCGCCACCGAGTGGGAGCCGCGAGGCTCCGCTCAATGCGGGCCGGGCGGAGAGCCGGTCGACTCTCCGTATAGGGAGTCGAAACCGGCTTCCGACCGTTCCCCCGGCTGGCTCCGCCGAGTCCGAGAGGCTGCTCGTAGATCAGGTATAGACCTGATCTGGCGCCTCATTCGGCTCGGCAGATGGAGCCGGCGCGGTGGCGGCCAGGGCCCCGAGGCCACATGACCGCGAGTCA